AGGTCGGAAGATATTTCTTTTCTCCGTGCAGCCAACTCCTTTTCTAGTGATATCAATGTTTCTATCTGGTCAACTCTTTCAAGTTTACGCCATGCTGATTTGAAAGATGTCTCCATCTTACCTCGTAACTTTGGTTTATATACTTCTATTAAAACATCCATTTCTCTATCCTTTTTGGATTTCATAAACTCCTCTTGCAGTTCTGCTGGTAAGATGCTGTACGAGCCTTTCTCTGTTTCGTATTTCATCTTGCGCTTCTTTCTTAGTGTGAAATTTTTGAACAACCACATCACCAAACTCTTTCTTTAAAACTAATCTCCACATAGCACGGTTCATGAGATTAACA